ATTAAATTGTCCTTTAAATGATGTAGAAAACATATTGCTTTTACCTTGTCTTTCTTCACTTTGAACATTATCAATAGTTTGAAATCTATTACCATTTAAATAAACTATTTGACTATTTAAAGCACAAGATAAACGTTCAAAAGTAAAAGTATCAATTAAATCAATATTATACTTATACTCTAAACCTTGAATTGGTCTTGAACGTCTTACTTGTCCATTTAATTGTGTATAAATTGTAACACTATCTTTTGTGCTTTGTTGGTCAAAATACCCTAACAATCTTATAGATTGGTATAAGTCTACTTTATCATATGAAATACCTTGATAATAGCCTATATTTTTATAGTCTAATCTAAATGTTTTGTTCTCTTCTTCAGCAGTTACATAAAATCCATTTGAATATAGTTTTATGTCGTTTTCAAAAGTAAATTTTAAATAACATTTTTGAAAATAGAAATCATTTTGTATTGGTAAAATTTCAAAAGCAATTTGTGAAAAATCGTTTATATCGTAAAAATTAGTATAATATACCTTATCATCAATATTTAAAAGTAAATTTTCATTGCAATCTATTAATTCTACTTTCTCAATTACTAATTCATCAAACCCATATTCATTTAAATTAGTGATTTGTAAATACCTTTCTAAAGGGTGCAAACAAATAGGCGAGTTATAAATAAACTCACTATCTATCATTACTTCGCTTTTGGCTAAACTAAAATCTTTTAAAAGCCTTAAAAATGATTTATCTACTTTACTCACTACTTTTTTATTTTTACAAATTTATAAAAATTTTTGATGTAAATTTAGTTTTTAACCTCTAAATTTATTATACACTCATTTGTTGCCCAAGTATGGTCTAAACTTACAATGTAACCACTAATTATATTTCCGTTATGGTCTTGAACATTTATATAACCTCTTTCAGTTTGAATTTTACCTATTAACGTTGCTAAATCCTCAAATTCTATAACTAAAGTAGTCATATAAAGATTTTGAGAAAGTATTTTTTTACTCGATATATCAGCAACTAAAATATTTTCATTTTCTTTTATATTTGTTAATTCACCTACAAATTTAGTAGTTGCATTTCCATTTGATTTAAAATAACTATTTTTAATTATTTTAGTTGGTATAAATTTAGATGCAGTTGCTAAATAAGGAAACCAATGATACATATTACGTTTAATGGAATATCTTAAATTAGCATAGTTATTAGCATTTAATAAATTTTCACTAAATAATAATCCTTCGTTAGTTCTAGTTGTGTATTGAACATCTGTAATAGGATATGTTATTGTAAGAAATTGCACTCCACTATAATCACCACCTAACCAATTTAATGTAAGTATAGAGCTTGTGATTTCAGTTACTAAAATAGAATTACTTTGTCCTCCTCCGGCAACTATAACATAATCTCCAACTTTAAAACCTAATAAATCCCATCTAAAAGTTCTATTTGATAAAATTTTATATGTATTGTTACCATCTGATTGCTCAATTGCAAATGTTCCACTTATTGTTCTAGTTGTGCCAGGTGAAACTTCTATAACATCAATAATAAAAATATCATCATCATTATCATTTGAAGTATTATCTTTTTCAGTAGCACGCCTTCTAACACTTTCAATATTATAAGCATCTCTAATAAATGGCAATTTTAAAGTTTTAGTATTTATTGAATTATCACAAGGTAAATACCATTCACTATCAGTATGGATACTATCTAAAGTATTATCTTCATCTCTATCTTGTTCAAATTTATTATATCCAAATTTAAAAGTATTTATTAAATATTTTTCATTTTTAGTAAATTTTGCCTCTGCTTCCGGTAATTGTAAATAAGTACCCATTTCTACATCATTATAGAAATCTTGGTATTGTCCTATATAAATTTCATTATCGTTTATTTGTGGTGCTGCATTTACTTCTAATAAACTTTCAATAGTTTTATCTAACTCTAAATAAAAAGGCTCGTTGGTAATTTGTCTTATTAATTTACCACTAAAGCAAAATTGATTATAAAATTCTCCACCTACATCAAATTTTGGTGCATTAACCGGTAAGCTTCCTATTCCTTTATAATTTTGCTTAATTAAATCGATATATCTAACTCCTTTTATAACGCTATCATAAGCTGTTTCTGTTGCTGTTATTTCTACATTATCTACCGAATAACTCATAAATTGCATATCAAATGAAAGAAAAGCGGAACTTGCAAAAAAGCAACCAACATCAACTATTAAAGATTCGCCTTGTTGCATAATAGGTAAATCTACTTCATAACTTTGATTAACAAGATTTATACTTCCATTGCTTTGATGTAAAAAAGTTGTACTTCCTACGTTTGAAATCCAATTACCGTTATTATCAAATATTGCTCTTGAATATCTAACACTAAAAGTTCCATAATTTGTAAAACCTTGAACGTTTAAATTTTTAATTTTTAATTTAGCGTTAGTAAGTGTGTTTTCTGCTGTTATTAATCTATTTGCATATCTATAAGCATTATTTTGCTCAAAAGAAACATCTAATCCTTTAAATACTTCATCAAATGGAGAATAAGTAACTCCAATACCATATTTACTTAAAGCATTAGCAATAGGGATTGAAATTTGGCAATTGAAAGCCGAGCCTGTTTGCTGAATATTTGTTAAAGTTTTTTGTGTCCAATTACTAATTTTATCAATTGGTTTTGCCTTTAATAAAATGCTTTTAGTTTCAATAGGTATAATTGTATTATCATCTAAATCTTTTATTGCAAATGCATCTATTTTAACCTTTGAACGTTTTTTAATTTTAGCTTGTTCATTATTTTGAATTACTTTACATTTAAAATAACTTTCATAATCTGTTATTGCTCCAGCAAAATCTAATTGTCCTATATTAAAATCAACATTATTTTTAGTAAGAATATAATTAACATTAGACTCACTACCATTTAAGTTTTCTTGTTGTAATAATAAGTGTAATCCGGTAGGTAATAAATTAATTCCATACTCTTTATGAAATTCCAAATCAATTTCAGAATTTCCATAAAAAATATCTCTACCATATCCATCTTTATCTTGTTCACATACAAAATTAGAGGCATCAAATCCGATAGGCTCTAATATTTCAGTTCTAACATTATCTATTTCTAAATAGTGCTTAAATGCATTTATTTCTATTGGATTGTTCATTATACGTTTCTACCTTTTAATGTTAATCTATTATTTAGGTTTTCTTTGCCATTTACAATTGTTCTAAAGCCCTTTTTATCTATATTGATATTGATGTTTTCTTTTTGATTAATTGTCTTGCTTAAGCGTGTTATTTGCTCTGTCAAATCTTCTTTTGTTAGACCTCCATTAATATTTACATTTCCAAAACTTTGCCCAATAGGTTGTATTCCACTTTTAGAAAGCTCTTTATTAATATAATCTTCGTGCGACTTATAAACTTTATCTCCTTTATTTAAATAAGTTAATTGAGCACCTTTATTGCTTCCATAAGTTTTTACATTTCCTTTTTTATCTGTAATAACCTCTGCTCCTTTTTCTTGTGTCCAAGCTAATCCTTCTGGAGCGTTATCCGTACCTTTCCAAAATTGTGGAATTTCTTGAGATGATACCATTGCTATTTGTGCAGCTCCAATTGTAGCCATAATTGCAGCTAAAGGAATACCTGCCGGAAATCCTGCTTTTGAAAATGTAGCGGCAATTGCTTGGGCAGTATTAATAGCGATGTTAAAAATTGCTAAACGTTTTTGTGCTTCGGCTTCTCTTTTTTGTATTTCTTTTTTTCTTACTTCATATTGCTTTTCAATCTCTTCTTTTGCTGTTGCACTTTCTCCAGCAAATTGTAATGATACATTTTTTTGTTGTTCTAATCTTGAATACTCTGCATCAAAATTGGCTTGACTAGATTTAGATATAGTATTAAATGCTTGTTGAAATGCTTCCGATATTGCTAAAGCTGTTGCAACTCCATCTGTTTTTAATTTATCAAAATTTTCTATTAATTCAAATATTTTGCTAAAACCACTATTTGTAATAAAATCTTGTTTAAATCCATCCTTAAAGTCTTTTAACCAATTATCTAATTCCTCTTTATCTTTTGATATTTTATCAAATATATTTTCATCTAATTCCGGGATTTGTATTGTAAAATTATCTTGTGCTTCAGTAACATTTTTAATTGAATTAGTTAAACTATCTAGCCATTTTTGATAATATCTTATGGCTCCAGTTATTTCTTTATATTGTTCATTATTTGTAGCAGTTGTATTTCTTAATTCTTCTAACTTATTTATTTGTTGTTCTAAAAAACTAACTGTTCCAAGTATGTATACTTTTTCTTCCTTTATTTTTTTTATTTTTTCCTTTTTTACTTTTACTTCTTCTTGGTCTAAATTTATAGATTTTTTTTGATTTTCTAAAGCAAAAGTTGTAAGAATATTATTTATTTTTGTAAGTGAATCTTTTTCTTTATTTATATTATTTAAACTTCTTGTTGCACTTGCTAATCTATTAACTGCTGTTGTTGATAAATCATAAGTTCCAGCTACAGTACCACCACCAATAGTTCCTGATTGTACTTTTTCTTGTCTTCTTACATCTTCTCTTAACTTAATTACTTCTTTTTGTTTTTGTAAAGCTTCTAATTCTAAATCAATAATTTTACTTTGATTTTCAGTAATTTTAGCAACTGCCGCATTTGCTTTTGCTCTAGATAAAATTGCATTTGTTAAATCTCTTTCTGCGTTTGCTGTTTCTCCAGCCAATATTTTTTCTTGAGATAAATTACCAAAATAAGCCGGATAAGTGCTTTGTAATTCTTTTACCGCAATCATTCTTTCTTTATAACTTAATGAAGTATCTTTGGCAACTCCTAAAAGAAGTTTCATATTAGTAATTTCTTCTACAGAATCTTTACTAGCTTGTGTAGATATTTCATTCATAGATTTTTGACTTTCTTTCATAGAGTCAATAGCATTTGAGCCTTTCATTAAATTAGAAGCAAATTCTACAATATCTTTTCCATAAATAGTAAGTAAAGTAACTCCAACACTTAAAGCTGTACCCCAACTAAATATTGCTCCGGCTAATTGGCTAAATACAGATTTTGTTGGTTTTCCTTGTGCTTGTAATTCTTTATTTTGGTTAATAATTCCACCCATTGCATCAAAGAAAATAGGTAAGTTATTAGATATTGCCATAAATCCGGTTTGCACACTATTTGCAAAAGCCGGCATTTCTCTACTTAATTGATTAATTGAATTATTTAAAGGATTAAATGCACCAGCGTAATTACCTACATTTCTTTGGTATTTACCCATCGTGCCATCTACAGCTTTTAATGTTTTATCGTAAGTTTGTATTTTACCTTGTAAAAAATCATATCTTTTTGCTTCCTTATCAGTTAAAGATATTCCTAATTCTTTTTTAGTAGCTAAATTTTTATATTCATTAGATAAAGCATTCATTTTAGCTTGTACTTTATTGTACATATTTGAAGCTGCTTCTAATTTAACTTTTTCCTTTTCTAATTGTGCTAAAGATTGCTCACGTTGTTTATTTAAGGAGTTTCTTGCGTTACTTTCTTTTATAGATTGTTGTTCTAATTTTTTAGAAGATATTGTAACATCATCAACAGCTTTTTTAGTGTTATTTAAAACTGCTACATATTGACTAGGCATATTGGCACTTTCTTTAGAAAACTTATTGTAAACTACCGATAGTTTATCTATTCTATCAATATTTTCATCAAGTCTTTTATTTAAATCCTGTACTACTTTATCAAGTTGTAGTAAATTGTCTTTAACTTCAGCCATTTTGCTTTTCTTTTAATTTAATAATATCTTGTACTTTATTTATGTATTCAATCCATTGAATTACATTACATTCTTTAACGTTTAAACTTCTTCCTAAAACTTGTTCAACATCTATTAATTGCTTTTCAAATGAATATGCTTTTTCAGAAATTTGCTCTGAATATTTTCTTTCATAAGATAATTTATTAGTTTCAATTAATTCTTTAATTTTATTAATGTTATCTAATAAAGTATTAGTTTCTTTAAATTTAGTGTTTTTTGATATATTTTCAATAGTCTTATAAATTTGTAATTCTTTTTTATACGCATTATGAATACGTGAATAATTTTTACTTATAAAAATTAAAGTATTTAAACATTCATTTAATACCATAACTTTTACTGAAAGCATCATTTTATCTTGACTATTAATAAGATTACTTTTTGCTTTTTTGTTATTTAAACGTATAAAGAAATCATCATATAATGTTGAAAATACTTCATTTATTTCATTTAATTGAAATTTATTGTAAACTTTGCCTTCAAAATAGTTTTTATCTAATAAAGATATATTTTGAGTTTCTAATATTTCAAACCACAAACCTATATTAATCGATTTTAAACTCCGATATATGGTAGAATTCTCCAACGTTTTCCGTTTTCTTAATATATTCGAAATATTCGCCTCTGCAATATTGCCAAACCTTATTAACTTCGTAAACCATATAAACTTTCCCATATTTTAAATATTCTTGTTGTTTTCTTTTAATTGTTTCTCTAAATTCATTATTTAGAGCTTTACCACATACAATACAACTCATAACCATACATTTCTATAATACTCTTCTAAAGCAAAATAAGTAAGCATTTCAAATAATTCTAATCTTTGTACCTTATCTAAATTAAATTGCTTTAAACCATATTTATCTGCAATTTGCCCAAACTTCCAATCAGTAGAAAATATTTCATATTCAGTTTCACTTTTTTTTGATATTTTTAATGCATTACCTAAATCACCTGTTAAAGTTAAATCTACATAACCATTTGCTTTACTATTGTAAGAAACTTTAAAAGCTTGGTATTCTGAATTTCTATATTGTCCTATAATATCACCATTGGAATCTTTACCAAAAAGCCATCTTTGTTTTATTCCATCAATTATTTCACTACTATTAAATATTATCAGTGTCCCTAATACTTGAGGTATTTGGCTTTTTTCCTGATTTGCTTTGTTTAATAGGTTTGTAAAGTTCATTTTTTTCTATTTCTTTTACTATTTCCTTTTCAGCTAATTCATTATTAACTAATTTACACAAAGATACTAAAACTTCTTTTGTTGGAGGATAATCTTTATTAATTGATACATTTAATATTTTCATAATATTTAAATTTTAATAAAAATCCCTTCCCACAATAGCAGAAAGGGATTTTATAAATTAATTATAACTAATTAAATAGTTTTTACTAAAATACTTGATTTGTAGTAATTTAATTCAGCATCTGGAACAATTCCATTAAGTGAAACCTCAACTTTATTTCCAGTAGCTAAAGCTCCGGTGAAAGTTAAAGTAGCAACTCCATTAGCTATTGCAACTGCTGAAATTACTTTTGTAACTCCATTTACTTTTAATGAATAATCTGAAATTGTATCAAATAAAGTAGTATAATTGATTGAAGTATTACATCCATCTAATACACTAACTTTAACAGTAGTACCGGCATTAGCTGGAGCTTCTGCAAATGTTAATTGAGTATCAATAACACCATCAATTTCTAAAGGGCTAAACCCTAAATCATCATATGGAAAATAAACCCATTTAGTGTTAAATTCTTCAGCAGATTTAAATTGAATAGTAGCTTTACCTTTTTCAATTTCATTTCCTTGTTGGAACATATAAGAACCTACAATTAAAGAACCGGCATCAAAACCTTTGATTTTTGTATTAGCTGTGTTAGAAGCCATTAACATACCTTTTTCAAAGTATAATACAATATCCCATTTGTTTTTACCTTGTAGGCTATATAATGCTTTGTGAAAACATAAACCTTTTGAATAAGTAAAAGCAAATTGAGGTTTTCCCGAACGAATAGAAGTAATTAAACCTTCTGGAGAAGTATACAAATCATTATCCGGAGTGTTTTGCTCAAACGCTTCTCTATCTAATAATTGGTGTAATTTTCCACTTGTAATTAATGTTCTAAAAGATGTTTCAGTTAAACTATCTGTTACAACATCTAAAGTTGTGCCTTTTGATAAAGCACCAATTCCTACCATATCACCTAATTGGTCGATAGGGCATTGTCCTGTTCCTGTTCCGGCTACATCGGTAGCACAATTTCCGAACGCATTTAATGTAATCATTTTTTTTTATTTTAAAAGTTAAGGTACAATTACCTGTAATTCTGTTGTGTAAGGAGAGTATTCCCCTAAATTATTTTTAACTCGTGTTTTTACAAAGTAAGTACCGGGATTTTGTCCTAAAGGAATAAACGTTTGTATATTTCCTATTAAATCTTGAATACTTGTTGTATAATTTGCATATAAAGAGCCACTACCATAAATGCCACCTCTTACCCAAACCTCGTAATTTGTTATAATTCCATCGTATGGTAATACCTCATCTTCATAAGTAAAAGACCTTTGAGGTAGTGATGGATTTATATTAAAAGCATTTCGATTAATTGGAGCATTTAAAATTGTAACATTACTTAAAATAGGTTGTATAAAGCGTAATAAACTACCAACTCCACAAGAATTTGTTGCCTCAAAACTCATTGTAAGAGTTTGATTTAAGTTTTCAATTACCGGTGTATAATTTACAACTCCTGTTGTAGTATTTATAGTTACATTTGGCAAACTTCCATAATTTACATTATAAGAAGTTGGATTGTTACTACCTATTATTTGCCAAGTTTTTTGTAAGCCTACAGTTACATAAATCCTATCATTAAATTGATTGTTAGGTATTCCACTAATAATAGGTACTTGACAAGGAGGAGGTTCTGGAGGTGTAACATTTCCACCACCACTAAATACATTACCACCAATTGCACAATAAGGCTTAATAACCATATTTAAACGTAATACTTTTGCATCTACTACATCTAAAGTAATTGATTTTTCTCCTTTAGCTGTTTTTTTAGCAAAATCATTTGATGTTGATAAAGGCTCATTTGTTTCAACTCCATAATTTGGCTCATCTTTACACTTAATAGGCTTACCATTGTTCATTAAAGAAACATATGGACTTCTAGAAAGAGTTTTATTAACCAAATCATATAAAGGATTTAAGCTATTTAAATAGGTTAGTTTAGAACGTTGTGTATTTAAATATTCCCTTTTAGTCAATTGAAATAAAATTAACTGACTTTCAACTTTGAATTTATCCTTTGTAATTTGTTCATAGTTGTTAGTTACATACCATATTAAAGGGTATTTTTGCAACTTTGAACGATTACGCATTAAAATCCATTGTTGTAACTCCTTTTGGTCACCATAGTGAAACTGAACATCGTGTATACGATTTTCAATTTGTAAAGTTAAACCAGAAAAAATATTTTTAAGTGCTTCGCCAATTATCATATACCTAAACTATTTTTAAATTGTAATGGCTTAATTGAAACTTTTGGATAGTTAGCTTCATTATCCAATAAAAATTGCATATAACTTACAAAACCACTATCATTTGAATGATAAAAATCTCTAAATATTACTTCATTAGAATGAAAATAATTAATAGGATTATAAGTTGATGAACCTTGATACAAACTAACAAAGTCATTATGTATTTCAACTAAATGATTACTTGGATTGATTATAGTGCTATTTTTTGCCTCTGTTGAAGCTAAACTAAATCCAGTAAAATAAGTAATTTCAAAATAATTTAAGTAAACAAAATACGCTAAAACGGAGTCTTTATACAAATCGCACCCTCCTTTAATTCCTTGCCAAGTATAAGTTTCCCCGTTTTTAGTGTATTCTTTACCATTTATCAAATCAACCCATTTTTGAGAAGCATCTTCTTTTAGCTCACCATTATCTAGGTTTAACATCAAATCTTTAAATAAAACATTTCCAAGAGTTTCACGCATAAATAAACGCCCATATTTATTAATGTAGTCATCAATTGCTTCAATTGTGCTACCATTATATTCCGTAACGTTTGGAACGTTAATTTTTCCTGTAAAATATGAATCGTCTATTATAAACATTACTCTTCTTTTTTAGTTTTATTTACTTTTGGTTTATCTTCTGTAGTGTATTTTGCCACTTTTTCAACGTGAACAAGTTGAGAGGCAAGCTGGGAGTCACACTCCCAAACATCACCTTTCTTTTTGGTAGCAAAATCACTTGTAAATTCTACCTTTATCATATTACTACGATGCTAAAGTTGTTAAAGCAGCAGAAATAGAAGAAACTTTTGCAAATCCAGTTCTATCTACCGTTCTTAATAATAAGTTTAAACGCTTACGAGCTTTTAAAGTCATCATATCGTTAGACCAATCAGAACCATCATAACCGGTTGCAACAACAAATCCTGGCTCTTCATAGATTTTAGCATAACGACTATCTCCTAATACCATTTGATTAGCAGTAATAGCATTACACTCAATAACTCTAATACCGGCAACAATAAATTCACCAACTCCATTAGAATTTTGTGAAAATGGAGGTGCAACGTATTGCTTATTAACATCTTTTTTCAATAACATTTTGTTAATGTCAGTAATGTTCATTAAAGCAAAGTCTGGAGCATATTTAGAACCATAAGCAGAAGTAATTGAACGTTTAACATCTACAATTAAATCGTAAATTGAAGCGTCTGAAATACCTGAAGCAGCAGCAGTATAAGCTGTAGCTTGGTTAATTAAACCATTAATGTTTGGAGCAGTACCATTTGCATTAATTAAATCCGTATCAATTTTAACTGATACATCGTTTCTTAAGAAATTTTCAACTTCAGTAACAAACATTCTATCATCATAAGTAAACTCTTCAGAAACAGGAATAGTTACACCAACTTTTTGTAAAGCCATTGTATAAGTAGCCCATTTGGCAGTAGACTCTGGAAATGCACCACCTTCTGCAATTGCAGCGGCAGCTCTTGCTAATGTAGCAGTATCCCAATCTACATAACGCACAACACCATTCATATTTGGTGCAACCGGTACTTTAGGAAATAAATCGTAAACAGTTAATTTACGAGTAGCATATTGTCCTACATCGGTTAAATCCATTGCGTAACCATTGTTAGTAACGCTAGCTCTTAAAGTATCAGCTTTAACAACAAATTCTGTCATTTGTCCGTTACCTTTTGAACGAGTTGAATTGTCAATTTTTTCACGATTAGATTTTACAACTTCTAAAAGTGTTTCTTTTTTTTCTGATTTATCAGCTAACTTTTCAGTTAATTGATTATCAATTTCAGCACCTAAAACATCTTTTGCTTTTTCTACTTGTGCTTTTACTTCAGCTTCAATAACGGATTTTGTTTTAGCCTCGTTATGTGCTTTTTCTTCTGTTTTGTAAGCTTGTAACTCTTCAGCAGTCATTGCTTCAAGTTGTGCGATTGTTTTTTCTACAAACATTTTTTTAAATTTTAAATTAATAATCCTTTTTTACGCATTTGAGTGATTTCAATAATCGGCTCATCTTTTATTTCAGTTTCTTGAGTGACTTCTGCCGGCTCTATTTTTTCTGCTTCAATTTCTAATGTAGGTGTATATTCGTTACTTCCTTTTACAACTGCTGAACCTTCAATTATTTTTGCTTCAGTAACTGCCCAAAAGAAGCCTTTTTCATCTGCTATTTCTTTGTTTGCTACTTCATTATAGTATTTATCCCAATTATCTTTTTCAGCTGCGTATGTAGCTTCATTTGAGTTAATACATAAATAAATTTTAACATAACGCATACCAATAGAATGATTAAGTACACGACCATTTTTATAAAGATTAAACATAAATTCGTTTACATCTTTTTTTACTTTAGCTTCAAATACTAATGCTTGTGTATTACCTTCAAATGATTGCCCTAATTTATTCCAAGCAATATTTTGAGTATATGCTTTTAATTCATCATTTACACTATCTGCAATAATCTTTTCGAACTCCATTTCGTGTTCTTGAAGTAAATACAAAAGTTTAGTTTCTTTTAATGTTTTATTCCATAATCCAGGAATATGGCAATCCATATGACTATCAATAACGTTAGTAGTATTAATAATTGCTTTAACATTAATAACATCAACATTTGACATATCTATAACATCACCTTCTGCTTTTGTAACTACTTCTTTATTTAACTCTTCTTTTAGAATACTTCCAATAATTACATCGCCACGCTTCATAGCGTTTTGTTTTTGTGAAATAAGTAACTCCTTATTTTTAAAAACTTGTTCTACTTCATTTATATTCATTTCTCTATGGTTTTATCATTTTTAGATATTTTATCTGCTATTGATTGCTTTAAATTTTCATTTTTAGTAGTTTCAGCAATCTTTTGTAATTGTTCTTTATTAGTATCCATAAATCATTTTTAATTTATTTTCTTTTACATTTTCCGGTAAACCCAATTCAGAAGCTATTTTTAAATTATTTAACTCGCTTGTTTGGTTTGTTATCTTTTCAGCTTCAAATACTGCGTTAAAAGGTAAGTGTTTAAATGAAATTCTTAAATCTTCTTGTAATGTTATTGTTTCTAAAATATCGGTTAATTGTTGGCAAGATGGTCTAATAGTATAATCAATTAATCTTCCTGTTGCTTTTTCTTGATTTTCATATGTAGAACCACCTTGTAAAACGCTAATTAATTCTTTTGGTATTCCATACATATCTGCAATAACTAATAAATCGTGTGTGTAAGCTTCATTTAGTTTTAGCTTATTCATATCCTCTACTAAATGCGTAAAGTCTACTTTTGATTTTGTAGCGTGTATTTGTCTTGATGAATTAAAAGCTTTTTCTATACTTTGCTTTTCATTATCACTCATTGGAGTTGAAACTACATCACTAGGATTATGCTGTCCTGTTGCGAAAAACTTTTGAGTATATTCTAAATTTTTACCTTTTGAAGTAATAGATAAAGCACTATTTAAAATTACATTGTATAAGGCATCTAAACGACTATTTCCTATTAACCAATTACCACTAACATTATTACTTATATCAGAAATAACATAAAGATTTGATAACTCTAAATTTATAACAATACCATTAGGTTGTTCATATTCAAATTGTCCTTTTTTTAAACTCTTTTTTGTATTACTTCCATATTTACTTAATGAAATACTTTGAAAAGATTTAATTTGTTTATCAGTAAGTTTTAAACCTTGTGGTCTTAAAAAATACATAACATCTCCAGATACATACAAATAAGCATTACCTAGAAATTTAAAAAATTGATAATCATATAAAAAGTCTGTCCAAGTTTGCCATTCGTTTGGTTTACTTGAATAAGTATATAAATAATTATTATCTACTAATTCGTTATTAACATAGCTTTCAACTTTACCTTGACAAGTAATATCAGATAATAATGTAGCAACTCTTAAAACTGCTGGATTAGATAAAACAGTATTTAACTTATTTTGTTCAGATTTAAACTTTTTAGAGTTACTATTACCAAACATATCAGTTATTTGATACCAAAAATTACCGGTATTATCACGCTCTACATAAGTAGGCATATTATTATTACCATAAGAAAAGTTAAAATTGAACCCCATATTATAAAGAAATAAAGCCTATATACCCTAATTTAATAAGGTATAATGGTTTTTTTTTATTGTTTAAATTAGTATTTTTCACAACATTGATTTTGACAAAATTACAACTTTTTTAATAATAATTGTTTTTTATTAAATATTTTTTATTAAACCATCTGAAACTAACTTTTGTAATCCGTAAGCAATAGCATCAATAGTATGATTATTTTTATCTAAAGGAGTTTCTAAAGTGTTACCAAATTTATCTTTTTCATAGCAATAATTTAATTGCTCAAAGTTTATATTTGTTGACGTATCAGTAAAATAAACGTTTATGTTTTGTAGCATTGTTATTCTATCTAATAACCTTGATTTACCTCCAACTGCTTGTGCATATTCCCAACCTGAACGCCTTAATGTTAATATTTTATTTGGTCTATTGTTATCACAAATTATTGGTCTATCTTTTCTAATACCCCAATTTGAAAAAAGCCAAGTTATTAATCCATCATTTTCAGAAGCATTAATTTGGTGTAATTGAGTAGGATTTAATTTACTTCTAATTTCATTTTCGCTTTTATAGTTTAATTCGTGAACGTATAAATTACCATCGTGATATTTCATTTCAACAACTGCAAACGGGTCTTGTCCTCCCCAATCGACTGCATAATAAATTGATTTATCTATTTTTAAGTATTCTTTATAATCTATTTTTTTCCAATAGTAAATTCTACCTTCAACAGAACCAACTTCTCCTAAACCATAAACTCGCCATTTATTTGCCCAATATTGATTTCTTATAGTTCCATCATCATTATATCCTTTTTCTTTATACGCTAAAATGTTTCTAACCTCATTTTTTGATAAATACTCATTATCTAAATAAGTAAGATTTATAAAGTTAAAATCATTTATTAAATCATTTCCCCAAAATATTCCATCTGGATTATAATCAATTATTACAATTTCAGCACGTGCAGAAATATCTGTAAATTGTTGTAAGGTTATTTTATTAGCCTCATTTATATACACTATGTTTCTTCTACGACCTTTTCCTACATCGGCTTTATCTAATCCTATAAATTCAACAAAATGCCCTTTATCGTAATTATATGAAGTTTCTGCTTTATTGTATCTTTTTTGTTCAAAAAGGTTATAATCAATTAGTATTTTTAAGAAGTCATTTACTACTGTATCTTTTACTTTTGAAAGCTCTGCTGAACATATTGTTATTTCTTGCTTTGTGCGTTCTATTGCATCAATAATATTCATTAAAATTGCAATAGTTTTACCGGCTCCTTGACCACCTTGTATTATAAATACCTTTTGTTGGTTATCCTTAAATTTTGGCAAACCATCTCTTATAAGCTTTTGTATTTTCCAAAAAGCTGTTGTAGGTTTGTATTTAAAATTATTGTTTTGCATCTAAAGGATTATCACCAAATATAGGAGGTTGTGTAATTGGTTTATTATCAGAAGTAACATCTAATTTTTCACCAAACTTTTTAGGGTTTAATTTTGACAATACCCACTTTCTTGCATCTATACGCAAACGTGAACGTTGTATTACATCTTTGTTTACTTTTTCAAATCCATTATCATCAATATAAGTATCATTTGTATTTTCGTCTGCAATTGCTATAATATCATCAAAAATTATCTCTGCTCTAACTTCTGTCGCGCGTGCGTATTGTTTTGATTTTTCTATATTATTGTCTAACCATTGATAAAAAGTTGAGCTGCTTGGCATTTCTTTTTCTTTCAATATATTTCTTAATGCACGCCCTTTTTCTATTTCAGTACACACATAATTAAATATTTTATCTATTTCATCTATTGAGTAAGCCATAATTTTAATTTAATTTACAAATGTAATAAAATTTAAATAACTAAATATTAATTATTTTTAATTCTCCTCTTCAGTTTCGCAAAAATCCTCTAAACATTCACTACATAAATCTTCCCAAATGTGATGCCTTTCTGCACCACAACAATTACTATATTGTTCCATAACTTATTTTTTATTAATTTTTTGATTAATATCATTTAATATAAAAACTATAAACCATAAAGGTAATAAGATTGCTATAATTACATAAATTGTTATCATATCTATATATTATTTATATATTCTTTTTGTTTGTCCTCTATGATAATAAAATTCTAATACTAGTTCTATTCTCTCTAAGTTTGTCATATCTTATTTGTTTTTAAATATTTCTAATAAACCTTGCATCGTTTCTGCTTTTGGCTCACTACCATCTAATAATTCACTTAAACACCACTCCGCAAACTCAATAGTTTGTTGCTTTTCCGTTTCTTTGGCTTGTTCAAACCGTTTCAACCATTCTAAATCAAGACCGCTATAATCTTTATGTATTTCTTGAAATTCATTTAATAACCATTCTACTGCTGTTTGTTTCATATCTTATTTGTTTTTAAATTGTTCAAACCATTCTTTTTTATGGGTTTTAATCCACTCTTTTCCTTTAATTAGTTTTCCTTGTGTTTCATAAGCTACACCCTCATCGAAGGCTTTTGCTATATCTTCTTCACTGTACTTATTCTTGTCTTGTTCTTTTGTAATAGCATTATAAATTTTAACTTGATTTCTATATAAAATAGCAAGTTTATTTTCTATTACACTATATTTACACATTCGAGTTCCTAAAACTTCTTCAAGTGTTTCTTGTTTAGGTTGTTCTATATAATCTGTTTTAATTGCATTAATTACAAAATCTAATGCATCTCTAAATTCTACACTAATAGATTTTTCTCTTTCTAAAATTACTTCTTCTAACAATTTTTGCATTGCTGTTTCCATATCTTATTTGTTTTTAAAGTAAAAAGAATAATATTGTAAAAAATACTACCCAATAAACTGTGATTAATAATACATCTGATAATTTTAATTCTGCTTTCATAATGTTTTAGTTTAAAGTTTAAAAATTGTGCGTTGAAGTCGCACCCCTTGTTTAATTATTTATTATTTAAAATATTATTACAATTTTTGCATCTATGTTCAATTGGTTTTTTTAAAAATTCTTCTTTTGATAATGTGTCATATTCAATCCCAGTTGAAATTTTACCGCAAATAGGTAATGAATATTGAAATGAATTTTTTGTTTTATTTGTTCCTTCTAAATGTACTTTATAATTTGCCATAATTTATATTTTTTAGTTGTTATTTCTTTGACAAATATATAAACATTATTTTAATAAAAAAATTTTTTACTACTTTTTTTTACTTTTTTTTTATTTTATGTAACTATCAAACATTTTAGGGTTAATTTCTCTTAAGCCATCCCAATCTTCATTAGTATATTTACATAACATTTTATCCCAATATTTGCAATCTTTAAAAATTTTATTTTCTTTTAAATAATTTGCAACTTGTAAGTTATTCATCTTTTTTATAATTTTTGGTTTTCTAGGAATAACAGGTTTACTTATTTTTGTAATACTATCAACTTGGCTAATAAAAATATTATCTTCTTTAAATCTTCTATTATAAATATCTTTTTGTTTTTTTAAATATGCATAATATTCATCTAAATATTTTTTATTTTTAGTATTAAATGCTTTAACTATTAATTTAGTAGCAACATCAAATTTATAGTTTTTTACTTTTTTTAAGTAGTTGTAAATATTTGTTCTATCGCAATTTATTTCCTTACAAATTATTCTTGGTATTTCTGAAGGTTTTAAATGTTTTAATTCTTTATATTGCTGCTCAACATATAAAGCTCTTAAAATTGCAAATACTGGCTTTCTATTTTTTTGTGTTATGTCAACACCTAAATTTTCTTTTATTTCGTTAATTGTCATTGTTTATGTTTTTATATAAATGAATAATTGTTTTGTTTATTGATAAATTTATTTCGTTTGATGATATTGGTTTTGTAAATCTTGTTATTTCTCCTTTATATTCATATTCAATCCACCATTTATATTTATGGTAAATTGGATAAACTTTATAACCTTGTTTAATAAGCTCATAATATTGTTTACTAGTATCTTGTAAACTTTCTATTTTTTTAAATTTTGCCATTAATTAGTTCTTTAGTTTTTACTTTGTATATCGCTATTAATTCTTTTACATCTTCAATACCTAATAAAGCAGGTTTATTTCTATCGTTTAATAGTTGGTTATAATCTTCTGTGCTTAATATGTTTTGAAGTCTTAAATCGTATTCTTTTACGTTTCCGTGTTTATCTCTGTTGCAGTGAACACATTGCCCAAATACATTATTTTCATTAAAGCGTAAGTTTGGATAAGCTCCTACTGAAAAAAAATGCCCTGCATCGTATTTACCTACTAACTTTTTATTGCAGCTAATACAATTTTTATCTTTATCCCTTGTGCGTATATAAGTATTAAAAACCTTTTGGCAAATATTTAAGTAATCAGATTTTGTCATTAACTTTTCTTTCAATACTTTCTTTTCTTTTTTCCAATCGTTTGCTTTTTTACTTTTCATAAATTGTATTGAACAAAAAACAGAACAAACGACTTGCGTATTATTTTGCGGTGTAAATTTATCTTTGCACTGCACACATTTTCTTTGATATACTTTTTTTATCATAATTTTAAAGTTAAATCATCGTTTGGACTTGGTAACGTAACACCAAAATATTCAAATGTAAAGTTGTTTATTTCTGCGAGTAAATCCATAAATTGACTTGTTGAAAGTTCTGTAGTTGATTTTATTCGTTCTATTACTTCGCCTGTTTCTTCATTTACAAATAGTGGTTCTTTTAAAAACTTTAGTTTAATTAAATCGTGAGTGCTTTCGTTTGTCATTATATGCCCTGCTTCTTTTAAACAATTTTGTACTATTGGAATAATCACTCCGTAATAAAATCTGTTTTGCTGCGTACTTCTTTTCTTTTTAAACTTTTCTATTTTTATTACTACTTGCTTACCCTCAAAACTTACTATTGCATCTTTAATTAAATTTCGATTGCGTGTTAAACTTCCGTTTTTAACCTCGCTAATTATTTCAAAATTCATAGTATTAAATTAAATTCCACAAAAACCACTATCACATTCATTAAAATCTTCATCTGTAAATAAATTACCTTGAGTATTATATTTTAATATTTGACTAAATGATACATCTGATAAAAATCTATTTCCTGTTTCTAATTCTTGTTTCTCAAACCATTTTACTTTATCTATATCTTTTGTAGCCATATGTGAAATCATTAATGGCTGTCTATTTATACAACCTACACAATTATTTCTATATGCAAATCTAACATTTTTATCTGCCCAATAATTATAAATTGTATCTTTATTTATATTATTTTCAATTAAAGGAAATTTGCAATATCTATATGGTACTTTTCCCCATTTATTTCTGCTACCTGCTTTACCTATAACAGCATCAAATAATTCTAAACCATTTTCATCTGCACGTTTTAAAACTCCTTCTGCTCTTGCTAATTCGTTTGGTCTAAAACCTATTCTCATTTCTACAGGTAGCTCTGTATTTTCTCTTAACCAATTAAATATAGGTTTTAGTTTCATTTCTACTGTGCAATATCTTGTCATTTTGTTAGGCAAATAATTGTAATTTTGTTTAATTACTTCTTCAAAACTTTTACCTGTTATCCAAGTTATGTTAGTACCAATATGTTGTTCTAAATCTAAAATAGTATAAATTATTTCATCCATTTCAGCAGTTCCTATAAATTCAATTCCTAATTTATCAGATATTAATTGCCTTGTTTTTTCATCTTTACCTTTCATCCAAAGATTATCTTTATCATCAATTCTAACTAATGAAAAAATATTTATATCAGCCGGGAAGTGTTTTGCTATGTAAGCAGAAGTTTTACCACCGCTTATACTATTTACTGTTTTCATAATTATATAAAATCTTTTATTTCTTTAGGTAGCCAATCGTTATCATCTACGTTAAATTTAATTTCTTTAAATGGTTGGTTTCTTGAGTACTCACATTTTACTACAGTTACATCATCTTCATCTTTTTCTACAAATACTACTGTTTCTGCTTTTTTTAATACACTACTTCCTACGTGTCCTACAGGTTTTGCAGTACCAAAGTTTTTATGTAATATTCCTGTGCAATGCATTTTACCCTTTGCAGTCCAATTTAGTAATTTTTCAGTTAAACCTGTTGCTTGTTCTAAACTATTAAAATCAGTAACTAAATCTACATAACCATCAATAGACATTAAACCTATATTATCTTTAAATTCACTTTCAAATACTACCCAATCAATAAAATCAAATCTTTCTTTTGGTGTGTAACCTCTTAAACCAAATGTTTTATAAAAATCACAATTACCACCTATTAATTCCAAAACTCTACGTTGTACTCTTTGTGCGTGAAAATGAGATTGTTCTGTATCAAATGAAAGTACAAATTTTTTATCTCCATTATGCCCTTTAATACTAGGATTGTAAATGTTTGATTTACCACCAATAAAAGCTGCTTCAATCATAGATTTAAAAAATGTTTTTCTACTTTTAGAAGCACCTACAATGCAACTAAAATCACCATAACTTCCAAATGGAATAGGATAACTTACACCTTTATAATTACTTTCTCCTATACTTAATGCAATCGGTTGCTGTTTTATTTCCTCTGACGGGTCAATTAAAGCATCTTTAAATATTTTCTTATAGTCAATACCACTAACTATATTATTATCTCCTAAATCTAATAAATCAATCATTTTTGTATTGTGTTAGTGCTTCGTTAATAATTCTGTTTAATTGAGCTTCTATATTATCTTTATCCCAAAATTCAAAAGCTTCCATACATTCTTTAATATCTACATCTTTTAATTTTGCTTTATTTTCTTTATGTATTTCTATTTGCTCTGAATAAGGTTTATCTGTATAAAATGCATCTTGTAAACCTTTTTCTTTAAAAAATCTGCTTAATTCTCCTGACTTCAAATAATTAGTTAATAACTCTATATGAACATTTAAAGGAATCATTAATTCTCTATTTAATTGTTTGTTAGCAAAATCAATATCATAATTATAATGTACTAAAAATTCTTTTAATAAATATATATAAAGTTTTGCAAATAAAATATTTTCTTGTACTGCTTTTTTATCTGAAAGGTTAATAAATTTTATTATAGAATTTAATGCAACTTTATCTGTATGATTTGGTTTATTTTCTTTACCTATTGTAAATGCTAATCTTTTAAGTGCGTCTGTAGTTATCATAATCTATCCTCTTTAATTTTTTGTTTAGGTGCAAATGTTTTATCATTTCTTGCCCAAGTTACTAATCTACGTTCAATATCAAAAGTTTTTTGTAATTCAAAAAGCATTTTAGTTTTTGAGTGATTTGGTTCTGTCCAATATTGAAAAAAGTTTTTTAATAAGTCAATAGAATATTTATTTTTAAATGGTACTAATTTTTCTTTAAATGCGAGTGTGCGAATTTCTAAATTCGCCTTACTATTATTTTCTTTTATTTTATCTTCTATTATCTTATCTTCTCTTATGCCTTTTGTTTCGCTTATGCTTTCGCTTTTATTTGGGTTTTCTTTCGGTTTTATTTCGCTTTCAATTGGGTTTTTTTTTGGTCTACCACCCTTACCACCATTGATAGAATTAGTTTTACTTTTAATTTCAACTTCATTAAGTTGGTTATCTAAAAATTTAATAAAAATATTATTATCTATTAAATCAATAACACCTTCTTGTATAAGTTCATTAAGTTCATTTTCGTGATTTAAACGTTTTAAAAGCTGTTCTTTTGTAAGTTTACAATTACGTTGCCAATAGTAGCTGCAAATATTAATAAATAAACCTTGTGCAGATAAACTACAAAATGATATATCTTTAGTTAAATATTCTGCTGGTTCAAATTTAAAGTAAGGAAGTTCTTTAGCCATTATTTACCTCACTTTCTGTAATTTTATTAATTTCTGTTCGAAGTGTTTTTGCAAATTTTATTGCAGTAGATTTATCTAAAAAAATATCAAAAGTACCATCTTCACATTCTCCGGAAATCATAATAAAATCCTCTCCATCTTCATAATCAGTAAATTCACATTTAATAAATCCATTTTGATTAAAATAATCAATAAATTTTAATTCAAATTTTGCCATAATAATAAAGGTTTTAAGATACCTATAAACTATTAAATTAAAAAATCCCATTAAGTCAGCAGTATTGTGAGAAGTGCTTTCCTAATAGGATTTTGTATAATTTTTTCAATAAATTTGCAATGCTTCTCACTTCATTACTTTGCAAATATAAAAAATAAATTTAAACCTACTAAATTAATAGTAGGTTTTTATTAACAATTTTTAAAACGGTAAGTCGTTTTCAGCTTGTTGTAATACTTCTGATGGTGCTGTAAAAGTTTCTACTTGTGTATTAATTACACTTTCTGTACTTTCTTTATCTATTCTCCATCCATTTAAAGAGCAATACCATTTATCATTGTACTTATTACCACGAATATTAATAGCTACCTTTACATTATCTCCTAATGCATATTTATCTAATACTTCGCATTTGTCTTGTACAAAATCAATAGGCACTTCTTGAGCGTATTGCTCATTTGTTTTAACTACTAATAATCTTTTTTTGAAAGTACCTGCACTTCCTACTAATTCTGTATTTCCAATATGGATAATACTACCAATTACTTCACTCATTTTAAAATTGTTTATTTGTTATTAAATATTCTTTGTACTCGTTTTTAATTTTTATTGCTTGTTCAATTCTTTCTTTAATTAAATCAATCATTTTTTCATCACGATTAATTTCTATTTCGTGCCACATTTCAACTCCATTAAAAATAATGTAATTAAAAAAATATGCTTTTTCAGAATTTGTACACATTATTTGCATTTGCATTTGTGCAATGTATTCTTTATCAATAGCATCATAACCTTTAGCTACTAAATTAAAAAATTTTGTTGGTCTTGGGCATTTAATTTCTAAAATTGCATTGTTTCCAACTAAACCATCTGGAGAAGCACCAGCATCTAAACCATAAGAAAAAAATGAAGTTTCTTGTACATCTAAAAATTCAAATTCTTTTATTTCTTTAAACTTTCTAAAAGCTAAAGGTTCTAAAGCAACACCTCTTTGCATATCAAAAGATGTAAAATTATTTTCTTCATCTAAACCAAAAACATCTTCTATTGCTTTCTCAAATATATAACTTTCTCCTGTTTGCCCTAATCCACGAACACCTAAAAGTTTATGGATTTCTGAAGCTGTAAATCTACCTTTACGAGCTTCAAACCAATCATTACTACGTTGTAACATAATCGTTATATTTTTTTTCAATTTCCGGTGTTACATTGTAAGTAGTTTTTATTTTTTCTATTGTAGCTCCAGCATTTTTAGCTCTATCAAACATATCTACTATAAAATCTTGTTTAACTTTAATACGAGGTTGTATTGGTCTAATTCTAACACCTTGTGTTATGCCTCCAGTAACAGCTCTTACGTTTTCATCTATATATAATTCTATTGCTATGTTTTTCCAATTTTCTACAAATGAATTATTACCGGCAAAAGACCTAATTATTTTTGAATTTGTTGCATTTAAAACTAAAGGTTTAATTGGTTCAACAAAATAAGCAATATTAAAATCTCCTTTTTTACCTGCTACTTTTGCTCCAAATTCTTGTTTAACTTCTCTAATTGTAAAACATAGATTACTACCTTGTTCAATTAAATCTTCTAAATCAGCACTTCCCAAATGGTCTGACTTAAATACATTTCTGTAATGGTGTTTTTTTTCTTTACTCATAATATTTTTGTTTATGTTAATAATATTGCAAATGTAAATATAATTTATTTAATAAAAAAATATTTTATTACTTTATTCAGTTATTATTGTGTAATTTCTTCTAATAACCGTATCTACTTGATGCCCTAATTGGTTTAAATAAGTACCTTTAGATATTTGTTTACTTTCAAAAATTGCTTCCATCATAGGCTCTAAAGAATCTTCTAATTCTTTACCTTTCTCTATAATTTCTTTTGCTAAAAAACTATTAGCACCTATATCATTTAACTCTGTAATTAATAAATAAGTTAAAGTAGCTATTTTATGTGTACTTAAATTATGCTTTTTATTGTTATTTAGTTTCATATTAGTTTTGTATTGGTTGGTTAAATACTGCATCTTTTACTGTTGTGTAAGGCAAATTTGCTCTACGATTAAAATAACTACTAACGTTATTATTTTCGTTTATTGCTTCTAATTTACGTTTAGATAATTCCTCTTCAAAATCACGTTTTAATTCTAAAAATAAATTAATACTTTCAGCAGTTGTTTTATCTCTAAAAATAATTGCTTTTAAATCTTGTAAATTTTCTGATTGGTTTTTAACATTAAATAAAATGTTAAAATAATTTGTTAATCTGTTTTTCATAATTTTATTATATTTTTTTAAGGTTACAACCTTATTTTATTATATTTTTTTGTAACAAATATTATCTAAATTTGTTTTTTTTTATTGTCCTTTACTTGCTAAATAATTAAATAACCAAATTAATTTTGGTCTTATAAATTCATATCCTAACCATATTAATAAATACTTCATAATTTTAAATTTTAGTTATAATTTCATTTTCTACTAATACCAAATCTTTTTTAAGTATTCCTTTTTGTTTAAGTATTTTAGCAAGGTTTACAGCTTCTTTTAAATTATACTCTTTTTTCTTTTGATAGTGTAATGCTTGTGGGCTTACTCCTGTGTAAATACTTAACCGATATGCAGTTAATTTAGTTTGTCTTAATAATTGTTCGATTGCATTTGCCATAATTATAATTTTTCTATTTCTTGTTTAACTTCTTGCCAATATTTTTCAGGGTAGTTTATTATATTATAAACACCATTTACTACTAATCCTACATCTTGAGGATAAGGGCTTCCAGGTCTTATACTCAATATTTCATCAACTGCTATTAATGCACATTGTTTGGCATAATAGTTTTGGAATACTTTTTCATCTTTCCACTTGTCAGGAATTGTTTTAAATTTATAAAAAATTTCCCAAGCCTTTTCTTTTGGTGTCATTTTATTTGATTTTTAAGTTGTTCAATCATTTTTTCTAATTCTCTATTTTGCTTTTCTAATTTTGTTAAATAATCTTCAATTTTAATAAAAGCTAAACCTATTTCAGTTTGCTCCATTACTTCATAATCTACAGCTTCACTACAATATAATTCGTGAATGTCTACTGCTAAATCTTCTAAATCTGTTCTGTTTAAAACGTTACGCATAAAATAATTCATTTAAATTTGTAATAGTAATTTCCTTGCCAGTTGTTTCTTGTAATAACCTATAAGCATTTTCTACCGATAAATTTGTAAAACTAACTTCTTGCTCAAGTTTAGTAATTAAAGCCATACCGGAATATGGGTATTGTTGTTTGTAAAGTAATAATTTACTTTTGTTTTCTAATGATAATTTTTCCCAAAGTGTTTTCATAATTTTGTTTTTTAAAAGTTAATGCAGTGTAGGATGCTGCTCCCCATATTTTTTTTATTTATATTGTTTTTAAAAATTTAGCAAATGAATTATATTTTACTCCATTTACAAAAACGCAAGCTAATTCTGCTTCTGTTTTTGTTGGTCTTGGTAATCTTACTATAGTATATTTTTTATCTTTAAATAAAATAACTTCTTCATTTGTTGTATCGGAATATTTAACTAATACTGTGTAAATGTTTCCGCAATGTTTGTAAGTTGTCATAATTTTGTGTTTTAAATTGTTATTTGTTATTGTTTGATAGGGCAAATATAAAACGTTTATTTTTAATAAAAAAATTTTTTACTAATTATTTTTAAAATTTATGCAAAAAAAAAGTCTTACAATTACGTAAGACCTTGAAAACATTGATAAAATTAACTTAAAATATTTTTAAATAATATCCAATACCTATTCTTTTTTCTGTGTCAAATGATGCATTTAGCATATTTCCACGTTTATTTTTTAAACCAATTCCTGCAGAAAATAATGGTTTATTTAATTGCAAACTATTGGCTACGTTAATACCTAAATATAAATTGTTTTTTGGCTTTGGTGCATCTACTTCTATTGTCATTGGCTTTAAAGTATAATCAAACTTCATAGCGTGTATTTTACCACTTACTTCTCCACTAATGTAAGCATTTATGTTTACATCATCAAATTGTTGCTTAAAAGAGCTTATTTCGATTGCTTTATTATATGCTTCTATTTTCTGCAAACTATCCATTTGCATAAATTCTAATTGCATACGATTATTTTCTTCAAAAAGTTTGTCAATTTGTGAAACGTAAAAACCAACTCCAGCAGTATCTCTAAACTTTTTAGTAATTGGAATATGTACTATATTAGTTTTTATTATTGCATCACCTTTTACTTCTTTGGTTTGTATTTTTATCTTTTCGGCTATTTGTGGCTCCGGATTGCAACCTTTAAAAAAAAGCATACCAAATAATAATACCCAACCTAGCCACACAAATACATCTAATAAATTAATCTTCTTTTCCATTTTTTATATATTTTAATTGGTTTAATATATTTTCTTGTTTATTATTCCAAAACATATCACAATTATTAGCATCTTCTTCTCTATTAAAGATACCATAAGATTGCCTAAACTCTGAAGCAAGTGCTGTAAATCTATAACACATTAATCTTGATGGACATTTATAATCCTCACATTTTGCTATATCACTCATCTGCTAATTCTTTTATTGCTTCGTTAATACTTTGTTGTTGATATCCTAATTGAATTAATAAGCCTGTTATTATATCAATTATTTCTACAGCATCTAAATCATCGTTTTCAGTTTCTACTGTATAAGTATTTCCGTAATGTTTAATTTCTATTTTCATATTTTACTTTTAATAGTGAATAGTAAACTTTATTTACACTTTCTTTATTACAACCTCTATTGTAATTAAATTTTATAATTCTTAATACTCTTTGTAAATTTGTCATAGTTATACGTAAATAAAATTAGTTTTGTTTATTTTATATCTTGATAAATTAGCTTTTAATGTATTGTAATTTATATTAGATGATTTATATGCTTCTCGTAAACTTTCGTAATAAATACCATTAAAAACATCTAATACTAATTTTGTATTTGGGCTAATCATTCCTGTATGTTTACCTTTCATTCTTTCACTTATATTCTTACAAAATTCAGAGCTTCTTTTTATCCCTTTCATAGATTTACTCATCTTTAATTTTGTTTCTTCAGTATGTTTTTTACCTAACCACTTTTTATTACCAATTTGAGCTTTAATCATTTTTAACCTTGTTTCTTCACTTACTTTTCCACTTCTTGCATTGGTACTAACATAAACACAATTTAGTCCGTGATTTAAACAATTATATAATTCTTGATAGTATCTTTCAAGCTCATTTAATTTATCCGTTTTACATTCTTGTATTACTTCAAAAATATGATTTTCTACTCCATATTTAATAAATGAATTATATAATTTAGATTGACCTTTTCCAAATTCAGATTTATATGTTTTAAATCTTTTTTCTATGTTTATACTTTGCCCTACATAAACCCTATTTTTTGGGTTTGTTATTTTATAAATACCTATCATAATAATTTAAAAAATAAATGTTAAACGTTGTACTTGTCCGTGTTCTTTATCGTGTATGTATCCCTCAACTGCTTTTGGTGCGTGTTGATATCCGTTTCTATGATGCCAACTATCTGTACCGCTTGGACTTCTTAATGTTTCAACACATACACTCATATAATCTTTGCTAATTTTGTGGTGCATATGGTGTGTATAAATATATTTATGCTTACAAGTACTCCAATCTTTACTTTCATTTGCCATTAGTAAAGGTAAATCTTGAGCTTTTGCACCATCACCGTGAGTAGTACCTATTAAGTTTTTACCATATACAAAGTATTTTCTATGTGCTATTGTAGTATCAAATGTAACATTTTTACAATCCTTAAAATGCGTTTCAATTACTTGTGCTAAAAAGAAACCATTTGTATAATCGTGATTACTTGGATTGTAAACTACGTGAACATCTGCAATACTCATTAAAATTTCTACAATATCTACATATAATTGTTTTGCAATTAAAAAATTTGTGTGCCACATTCCATCTGTATCTTGTGGTGTTCCACTTGTTGTGGTTCTTTTAGTATTGTCAATATGTAAAATATCATTACCTATAACAAATAAAATTTTATCAATACTATTTTCTTTAATTTCATTTAAAATTCCTTTACACCCTTTTAAAACTCTTTGTACTGCTATTTGATTATTATAAGTTTCACCAACTTCAAAAGAGCTACATAATTTACCAATATGAATATCTGCAGGGTCAAAAACAAATAACCTTTTATTTTTGTTATTTTCTTTTCTTTTAATTTTTGGATATTTAGGTACGTAATTTTGTAATTCTTTTAATAATTCCGTTTTAATTAATTCTAAATCATTTTCAGAATTTTCTAAAAAATTAGGATTTTTAATAAATATACTACTTTTCTTTGTTTTAAGCCACAAATGTTTAACAGAAGTATTTGGTACATCTAACTCATCTGTTGCATCAAATACACCCTCGTGAGTATCTAATAAACGCTTTCTATTTCTTTTAATGTAAGTACGAAGTAAATCTACTTCTTTATTAAGGTATCCACCTTCATTTGTATTTAATAGTTTTTTTGCAATTTCTGTATCACTACAATTTCGATTATCTTGCAATAAATCAGTTAATTGTGTATCGTAATTCTTCCATTTTGAAACAATCATAAATTATTTGTTTAAAAGTTTTCACAAATATATAAAATTATTTGTATATTAAATGGAATATGTTATATTTGCATATTCATAATTTCTTTGTTTAGTTAATAGTTAAGAAAAAACCCTTGCATTAGTTGTAAGGGTTTTTTTGATTTTACCAACGAGCTTTAACTCCACGAATATCATAATGGACAAAGTTTGGATATATTCCTATACCACCTTGTTGCATTTTACCATTTTGTATTAAACCCTCAATTACTTTTGCAACTTCTTTTGGTGTCATTCCTTTTATAGTAATATCTGAAGCATTGCCTTTTAAATGTTGGCTATCTTTAACACCACCTATTTTTTTATTATATTCCGGTGAACGATATGCAGAATTAATAGTAATAGTTTTACCTACTGAATCTCGCAATACTTGTAAATTTTTAGCCAATTTAATAATGTTTATTAATACATTATTAGGCATTAAAGAACCATCTTTACAATTAAATTCTTCTAAACTAAAATTATTCGTTATTTTCGCCATTGTTTTTTTTCTTTAAAGTTTCAATAGTTTTTAAAATCGTGTAGAATATAGAAGCTATTAATAGAATTATTTTTAAAAAGCTCTCAATATTTGAGAAACTTAATAACATAGATATAGCATTAAAAAAATATAGTTTCAAATCGTTATGCGACATTTTTTGCTTTTATTAAACGTTCTACAATACTTGTCGCTCCTTCAGTGGCTATGTAAGCCGTTGCAACTATAACCCAATTATCAGAAGTTATATATCCGCTGAATAAACCAACGGACGCTATAACAAATACTGTTAATTTTCTGCTTACCCATTTACTCAAAAGCAAATCTATTTTCTCTTTTCTACTCATTTTATTTTATATTTTATCGTAATAAGTTCTAGTTTCAAAATTAAAATGTGGGTTTTGCATATCCTCACTTCTTAATTCAGTAACCGCAATTTCATTTTCTAATACTTCATTATCACCTTTGTAATAAAGTTCTTTTCCTGTTTCTTTTTCTAAAATAGCATACATCATAATATTATATATTTGTTATTTCTAAATACTCTAAATAGCTCACATCTGTTGTTATAGCGGTAGGAGTTGCACTTACATAAAAATATTGTGTTTGTGTTACATCAAAAGCAACACTTGACCAGGCAGTTGTAGTTGTGGCACTATCTGAAACGTTTGCACTTGCAAAAGGAAACCCTTTTAAATTTCCCCCATTTATTGCCATTGTTCTTTCAACTGGGCAGTATAATGCAGTACCACCAATAGAACCAGTAGCTATTATTGATGCCGCTCCAACTGGCATTGATGGAGAAGTTGATATTTTTGCTCTAATTGTTGTGGCATTTATAATTCCTGTTTTACTCAATGCAAATCTAAAATAAAGTTTGTCCGAACTTGAAAATGTATTCGCTGGTATTTCTACTCTTATTAATTGTGTTTCTCCCGAAACATTACTTCCGATTGATTGATTAGAATTAAAATATTTGTAAGGTAAATTCTTAAAAAAACTTTGACCTCCTATGTCAGATAATGATTTATTTTCCCAAACTGAATTACTATTATTGTAAGCTAATAATTGATTATTTGTTTCTGAATTTATTTTTACATTATGTAATTCATCTAACTCATAACCATTATCAACTTTAACAAAAATCTGACCTTGTGTAATATGTGCTCTAACAACATAACCAACAATTACTAAATGATTAGGAGCAACTGGTTTTACTTTTGTAATTCTACCAGCAACTGTTGGTGAAAGATAAAGTATATCACCATCATTCCAAGTCTCACCTTGTAATGAACCTGTTGTATTTATGTTTCTAACTAAACCTGATGTTGTGATAAATCCTTCTTGATTATTAGCAATAGTTTCAGTAACTAAACCAATAGTTTCAGCTGATAAATTATCTGTTGTTGCTTGTGCTAAATCTACTTTTAATCTATTTCCTTGAGCACCTGTTATTCTAACTGCTTGATAAGCACTTTCTTGTAAAGTTATATTTGTTGATGTTTTATTAACTACTCTTATTACACTTTCTTGTCCAATTTGTAAAGTAACATTTCCGCCTTTAAGACCTAAATCTAATGTTCCATCAATATCATTCCAACTTAATTGACCAGTTAAATTATTATTAACTGCTGCACCAGTATTAAAAAGTATAAAACTTCCATTAAAACCTTCCTCTGTGCTATATGATTTTTTTGAATATGTATCATTATCTCCAAGTATTAATTCATTAACAATTATATTTTCTAATGTATCAATATTATAAAAACTTTTTCTTAAAGCTAATGTATCAACAGTATTATAAATTGAGGATGAAAAAATTAAAGGGCCATCAGTTCCAGTTGCTTGCATTGAAATTCCTTCCTCTGCTGTTGTTTTTATAGATGCACTTTGTTGAGCATATCCATAATCTGCTGCCCCAGAAAAGAAATAAAATCTTCTTGTCAATCCATCATAATAAGTTCCTGCACTAAATTCCCCATTATCACCAAATTCTCCCCATAAAGATTTAAAACCATTTTTTGAAGATGTTGATAATTCATCTACTACAAAATTATTTAATTCATTATCATTATCATCCAATATCCTATAAGATAGTAAATTTTCTGTAACTCTTAATATACATTTTCTTAATCCTTGAATTTTATCATAAGATATTCCATCTTCAGTAGAAACAGCAAAAATATTAGAACCAAATTCTGTATCCATATCTTGTATATAGATGGATAAAATTTCATTTTGTTTTGATAAATAAGCTACATTATTATTTTCACCTATAAAAAAACCTACATCTGATGAAATTTGATTAGTTGTAGCACTACCTAAATCGGTAACTGATTGAAGGGTTTGCCCATCTCCAGCGTCACCTTTATCTCCTTTATCACCTTTAATACCTTGTATACCTTGAATACCTTGAATACCTTGGTCACCTTTTTCTCCTTTTGCAATTAGTTGCAAGTATTCATTAACTATAATTCCGCTATCATCAACTGTCAAATCAAATGTGGCACTTATTATAGTAGTTTCTACTGGCAAATTCATTTTTGTATTTGTTTTTACAACAGATAAATTTGCTAATAAATTCTTTTTTAAAACCCCTAATAATTCAGTATTTATTGCAATAGAAATAGGATAATTTCCATTTAGACAGAAAGTATCTTTAGAAAGTAAATAAATATAAAATAACAAAGGATTAGTATTGCTTTGTACTAATTTACCATTTGCTAAAGTAAAACTTAAATTACCTATTGCAAATTCTAAATTTAAAATGTCATTTGCTTCTACTCCCGTAATTGTAAAAGCATACGTTAAACTATCTCCGTTATTTATTTTAGTTGTTATCATTATATACCTTTATGTGTTCTACAAACTGAAATGTATCTATTTTTAATATTTACAGCAATATTTGGATTTATTTTAAAAGTTCCACCATAAGTTAAGAAATCAGATGTTACTGGGAATCCATAACTTACGGATATGTTATCATCTACTCCCGAACCTTTTAAGAAACTATGTATTTCTGAACGATATGCAAATCCGTTTACTTCAAATATTATAGTTATATAATTTCCACTTCCACTTGGTGTAACTGCTGTAAATGCAAAATCAACTATTATAAAATCTCCTTGCTTTAAAGGAACTACTTTACTATTTACATCTAATAAACTTAAAAATCCGTTACTTTCTAAAGTTCCTGTAAAAACTATTAAATTATTTGTATTTGCCGTTAGTGATTGAGTGTTAGTTGTATCTACTCTACTTTGCCACCCAGTTAAATCATCGGTTGGTCTATTGTAAATTGTTGGCAAACCATTTAACCTATCCGATAATTCCATTTTGAAACCATCAATATAAGTTCCAGTACTTGAAGCATTTGCACAAACTTGCTCAAATGAAAAGTTTATAACATCGCCAGTAGAAAAATTAAAAGATTGAGCAAATGTGTACCATTTATTTTTAACCATATCCGAAGTAAACTGACAATCCATTGTATAAAATGAAGCCACTCCATTAACAGTTATTTTAATTATAATTTTATCGGTATAGACTGTATTATTTTCGTGTAATAATCTTAAAGAAACTATATAACTTCCTGTATTATTTAATGTTTTTTCTAAAGCACTATTTAAATTAAAATTTAAAGGTGTTGATGTACTTTGATTAAAAGCAAAAATAGATTTCACTCCATCGTATGCAAATTTATTAGTATATGTTGCAGCAGATGAAACATTACCACTAACTTTATTAATACTTACCGCATTATCAAATGTAGATGAATACGGTAATATATTTGGTGCGTAATTTGCTATTTCCTCTTGAATATAAAAAGCTTTTGCCATTTTAATTTAGTGTTAAATAAGTTATTTGAAATTCATTTTGACTACCAACTCCGGCACCATATATACCAAAACGTTTACTAGTAACTTGAAAAATTAATTGTCTATTATTACCCATTCTATAAATTATAGTAGGTTTTGTTGTATCCGGAAAATATTCACTATTAATTATTTCAAAAAAGTAATTTTCTGAATCATCAATTATACTACCGGTATTATTCCATAAAATACCTGATATTGTAACTAATCTTCCTTGTTTTACAATAGATATATCGTAATTAAGATTATTAATAGTTGCATTTTTAGCAGTTATAGTATTTGTTGTGGCTTGAGTTTCGTAAATAGGTGTAGGGTATACTTCATTCAATAAAGAATTTTCTACCGACCTATGTTCAGAAGCTGTTATACTACTAGCATCTGCTAAATTAGTATTTATTAAATTTTGTATATTTGTTTTTGTACTCATTTTATATTAAGTATTGATTAATATTGTAATCTGATATAAAGTAATCTCCAGTTTTTATAGTAAAATTCCACGTTTTATTAACCACTTCTAATACTTCATTATCCGTAGAAATACATTTAAAAGTAATGTAATATTTACCTAATCCTAAAGTTGGTAAATTACCCTCAATCTCATTTGCTGATAAAGGATAAGTAGTTAAATTTTCAATTAAAGCATTTGTACTCGAATTAAAAAGTTTAATGTATTCTACACTTTGAACGTTTTGATTAAAAGTTGCTAAAAATGTATTAGGTAAATTATTAGGACTATAAACTCCAAAAGGATATAAATCAATATAATTAAAAATATCTTTTATTTGGTTTTGGTCTACATAAATATCATCAAAATTAAATTGTCCTTTAAATGATGTAGAAAACATATTGCTTTTACCTTGTCTTTCTTCACTTTGAACATTATCAATATTTTGAAATCTATTACCATTTAATTAACCTATTTGACTATTTAAAGCAC